AACGCGGCATTTGATGAGTCCCTTGCTCTGAGACTTCTAATGCCCGAAAGAGACAGATAGAAAACATCGTTATCTCCAAACTCAACTACAGAATTAGGCGCAATCGTGCCAGTATTTACAACTACCTGTATTTGCTGGTTAAGGTCTTCGTCTGCGTCAACAAACCAAATCTGCACAGCCTGTTCAGCAAAAACAGCAATATTGTCAAAATAGTTAGCTATAGCCTTTAGGTCTTCAGATCCTGTCGCATTGTTTGCAAGGTTTATAAAACCCGCACCCAACGAGCCGTCATTCCATTCATCTGGCTGACTGACTGCGCTAAAATGCAGTAAAGAGTCAGACAGCGCATACATCTTGTTTTTGACTGGGCGAACAAAACCGCCGGGTGTGTAGCCATTTATCGCATTACTTGTAGCCCCGCCGTCCATAAAGTTTTGACTAGTTGGGCTAAAAACTGTTGTTACATTGCCTGCCACCGAAACAACAACAGCCTGGTTGTTTGGCGTAGCACCGGGGTCGTCTGCAATTATGTTTACAAAATCGTTAAAAGCCGTTGCTTCAAAATTAGGGGCTGACGTGAAATCATTTATTGCTGCTGCAAGTGCGGTTGCGGTTGCGGTGTTACTTGTTGCCCACTTAACTTGGGTTTGCAGTATAGAAACGCCATTTACCGTAATATCTGTTATTGCGTTGTCGACGCCGCCAGACATGTTGTTTATAGACGAAACACCGAAACCGCCTTGGGTTGTTACAGCTACTACAAATCCATTTGATCCTATTCCAACATCAGCAGCTGTAATGGTGACTACATCGTTATTTGCAGAAGCTGAATAGTTTGGCGATGAGGTAAAATTATTTACAGCGTTTGCAACATTTGTGGCCGTTGTTGCGTTATTGCCAGTGTGTGCAATCGGACTCGCGGAGTCATTGATCTCCACGCCGTTTACACGAACAACACGAATGTCGTCACCAGGATTCGCAGTGCCAGCGCTGACCGTAAATGAACCTGTTGCAGCTGTGCCGCCTTGGGTTCCGGCGGTTATTTGTATCTTTGCCCTCGCACGACCGTCGAACCAGTCTGTTATTCTGACGCCATCATAGTAGTGGAATATACGTCCGTCGGAAAACTCAGCAGCTGCATAAACTCTACCATCAAAGAAATCTACAGAAAGCACCTTAGTCAAGGCATTGCCAGATGGATGCTGCAATCGAACGTAGTTGATATTAGACGGTGTGCCTGCTGCAAAATTCACTGAAGACGCTGCATCAGAGCCAAATACATATATCTGTCCTCCAGCAGCCGCTAGACCGAATGTGTTTGTAGGTAGCGTTGCAAGCGAAACAAAAGCTTGTCGCTTTTCTATTTCACCACCTCGCGTTATGTGTGCGTTTTTAAGTGTGACAAGAGTGCCAGGATTGGCCGTTACATCGAGCCTTCTGGTGTCTAAACCACCTCTAAAATCATCAACCAAAATATAAGGCATAAGCTACACCTCAGACAGAATGATTGGTCTCGAGCCTTTACCGCCATACCCGCTTTCTGGCATACCACCGCCTATTACAAAGCTGTCTGTTTTAGACAACCTCGCTTTTAGACGCGCATAATGGGCTTGCGCTTGTGCCAGTTTGTTTTGCGCATCTGCCTGTTTTTGACGGGCCAGAACCTCACCAGCTGCATACAAAACAATAAGTTGGTCGTCTAAATCAGCTAAATCCGCTTCGGCAACAAACGCACTTAGGTTTTTTATGCCGTGTATGCGAATAGCGCCATCACCGTCGGCAGCATTTGTGTTCTTGTTGGGTATGGGCCAAAATTCTATTTGATTGTTTTCATAGGCAGCATATTTTTCGATAGGATGACTTGTGATGTTTCTATCGCTGTCATGTTGGTTGTATTCGTGCCTGCCTATGCCGTAGCCCAGTTTATCCCAAGTATGGCCGTTTTTGTACTCAACAACTTCTATACGCTCAAACACCATATCTGTTGGCAAGTCATAGTATCGTTGACCTGTATTGATGGTTATGTCTCGCCGCACACGCAGAAACGGCCAGGAATAATCATCCCACAACCTTCTTTGTGTCCGTTGCAAAGTGTTAATCAGCACATCCCTTGTGCTCTTGCCCAAGCTTGGCTGCAATGAATGCCCCACCTCCGAGCGCAAGTCCTCGATAAGCTGGCCCAGCGACGTGCCTCTTGCCATTTAACTCTCCGCTTTTTTAGCCTTTTTTGCCTTAGCTTTTGGCTTCGGCGCTGGCTTAGACTCCATTTCTTTCTTAAACAAAGGGTCCAGCAAAACGTCTTCTATTCGTGCATCCTGGAATGATTTAGGCAACTCGCCATACTGATTGAAGATTTCAATGATGCGAGCATCTCCAAACATTTTTCCAAGCCTGTCACGCTCACCCTCATCGTCGTGATCCCATTGGCCAATAACAGAAATATTGGTTACAGAATCATCGCCGTGGATGTTTCGCAGAACAACAACCTCTGGAATAGAAACAGGTTTTTTTGTGATAACAGAGCGAGAATCCCCATTTATCGCAATATCACATTTGATTTGCTCAAACACTTTTTACTCCTAAAATTTGGTGCGACGGCACATTTCTGTGCCGCCGCGTTGACGTTACGCAATCTCATAAACGCCGTGACAATTCAGCTGGAAAGCTGAGAGTGTCGCGGTTGTTGTGATTGCGCGGAACATTACATATTGGGTGGCTGGACGAGCCGGACTGTGCCGCTTCATCTTTTCACCATCCATGTAATACATGCACAATTTGCTGCTATCGATGATGTAGCAGCGCTTGCTTGGCGCTTGACCCGAAATAGTAAGGTCGTCCAGCTTTGGATCGTAGACAAAACGCAAGCCATTATAGCTGATTTCGCCCATGGAAATGTCTTGATTTCCTGTAAATCCAGTCTGGGTGTAGTTACCATTCCGACGCAGTTCATCTGCTAGGCGATCTAGGAAGGCCGAGCCACAGACTGCAATGTCAGGACGACCACCGAAACGACGCAGCTGGCGCATTTCAGTGTGCAGCAATTCAATCAACTCCTGACCAGTGGCTGATGTTGTAATTGCTACATTTGCCCGGTTTCTCCACCAAGTATTAGTGGCGTTTGACAAACCGCCAACTGTTCCACTGTTGTTGGTGTCCTTGATGATTGTCTGTATGCCCTGCAAAGCATCAGCATCAGACGTACCATCGCCGAACAAAAAGTCGTTCATGCCTCGAGAGTAACCCTCCATCATGTCGTCAAGCTTGTCTTCTAACAAGTTAACGAGCATGTGAGTGTCACGCTGAGAATGATTTGAGGTACTAGCACTATTCAAACTATCAGTTACGCTTAGACCATCACGCTTTAACTCAGTCAGTGTGACTGAAATGCCGCTGTGATGTTCTTTCCAAGCATACGCTGCACGTTTGATGTTTGCTGGATTTGCATAAGCAACAGTGTCGTTATGCGTATAACCAGCAACGGTTGTGGTGTAATCACCTTTGACCGCTACTGATAACTCTCCCTTGCCGCCAGGAAAGGTCTTTGCTTTAGCATCAAGGCTTTTTAGCAAAGGCTTATCTGCCAGAGATTGAGTATAAACATTGCCTTTGTCGATGTAATAGTCGAGCGCTGCATTTGCAATGTTATCTAATTCGGCTGAAGTAAAAGCCATAACATCATCCTTCTTCGTCTAGCGCTACCCTGTACGCAAAGCGTTTTGCACAGCCTCCATCAAGCTGCTTGCTTCTGGCACGGGAGTACCGCCTAGTTTACCGCCAGATGCCGTTTTCATTGGACGCTTGTTACCAAAACGAGCCTTTTGCCTTTCGTTGACTTCTGCATAAGCCTCTTTTGCAAGCTCGATTGCGGATTCAACTGTTTGCGGTCGGCCACGTTCGCTAACTAACACCCGAACACGGTCATCTATTTCATCTGCTTTGAGATCATAATCCGGGTCAGAAGACCTTGTACGTTCTTCCCAATTGGTCACAGCATCAGCGAGAGTATTTAATTGATTAACGCCTTGCGCTTGATCCCTCTCAGACACAAGCTTGTCGTTTATTGCCTCTTGTCTGGCCTTTTCAGCCCTAACTTGTGCAAGTTCACGACCAGTTTCCTCGTCCATATAACCGTCATCGACTTTGTTCCGAATATCATCAGGCAGTGTTTGCCCGGTGGCCAATGCAAGCTGTTGCAAATATGGTTGCAACGCAATAACGGCTTCTTCTGGTTTGCTCTTCATCAGAGCCATAATCTTAAAACCGTCTGCTGCCTCTTCAGCTGATAAGCTGTTTTCTCTTAAATAATTAGAGATTTGCTCAAATTGCTGATGACCATGTTTATATTCGTTACGTTCCTCGATTAACTGTTTGAAACGGGGATGCTTGTTGAACGGTACATCCTCGAAAGACTCATCTGCTTCGGTGTCCTCATCAGATACAGCCTCGAGAGTTTCGTCCTCCTCATCGTATTCAACCCCATCGGATTGCGAGTCCGTTTCCTCAACGTCATCCTCTGTAATAGCTGATTGAACTACTGACAGAAGATCGTTTTCGGTTTCGCTGTCTGCGCTAGACGACTGCGCTTGCTCGTCCTGGTTTTGCACTGGAGCGGTGGACGGTTGCTCCAGTTCAGTCTCATCGACCATATTTAGCGTCCTTCCTTGTAGATAATTGTATGCTTGTTTGTCGCATGTTTCAACACCTTGCCCTTACTAAACTTTTCCAACCGGGGGCAATGTGCCGGATGGAAGCATTTGAGGCGAGTTATCAGCGCCGCCTTGTTGTGGCCCTTGTAGCGCTGGATCGCCTGTTCCTGGCCGCTGCATCTGGTTCATAGACACAACGGACTCTAGTCCTTCTGCAATAGCAGCCGATATATCTAGCTTATCATCGAGGCGCTTGAGCAGTTCTTTTGCAAGCCAGGCTGGGTTGATGCCCGGTATTTGCAACAAGAAAGGCATAATTCTTTCGATGTTTGCCAGTTCAGCGGCCCTGTTAGGTTTGCCTGTCGAGCCAGCT